GTCGTCGTTGTTTTTTTGGGTAAAAGGTGTCACTGCGCATATATATAACAAGGGAGTTATATGCGCCTAACGCCCTTCGGTTGTTTGCTGACCAGGTGAAACGTGTAAACACGTAGCACCTGGTCGAGCCGTATTTTTAGTTCCATTCTGGAACTTGTTCTGGTGAAAGTTGAAACTTTTCACAGGTCTTTCTATGAATTAGTAGTCTCTCCTGATGAGACATTTCCTTCCAGTCCGTTATCTGACTGACTTGATTCTTCCACATTGGTTGCTTGAAGCTTTTCATTTAATTCTGCCAATTTAGTTTCTAGTGCAGCTCGTTTAATACGAAGCTCTTCAAATGTTAAATCTTTAGCATACGGTAATATGGCATCGCCATAATATCGCTGATTGTCTAAGACCGCTCCCGTAATCGGATTAATACCTCGTACATGATTCTCAAGAACAACACGAGGATCGTTCTGCATATCCGGCATTGTGAGAGACTTTTCCTCATTGACCTCACCTGCCTCTGGAGTATAACTACTCCACGTTTTGAGTTTCTTCTTTGCCATCTTTTTCTTCTTTTTCCCACTCATCCATGAGTAGTTTAATTAATAAAATTAGTTCCTTCAATATAAGGAAAATCGTCTTAATGTTTTTTGTATTCATATTTTCCCGTCTTTTTTAATATTTCGATTATTTCTGTACTCGTGTACACGTATTAAATCATACCGTTGTTGGTCTGTTAAATCAACATTGTGATAACCACTGAGCTCTCGATAAGCCTCGCCAGCCCATGTAGCTTTTTCGATTGGATCTGTGAACATCTTATCGATGTAATACCTCGGAAGCTTCTTCTTATGGCCACCAGGTAACGTAAGTAATTTCGTGCCATTTGTTTTTAAATAATCTCTAATTATTTCCTTACTATAACTAACACCCAGTCCATTACTCATTAATTGAAACTGGGGTTCCCTACCTTGTTCATCATATTCAAACGGTTTTTTTCTTCTTAAGCCTTTCAGTGCATATTTGGTAGTATAAAATATACTGGCCTCTGTAACTGTTCCAATATGTATGTGTCCTAACTTCCATGCCTTTCTGATATACTTATCAAATGGTTTTGGTAAGTTAAATACTATCGCGTGATAATGTGGTCGCTCTGTTTTGTCGCCATACTCGCCACAAGCATAATACTTGATTTTCTCTGTTTGGTTGCAATGTTTTCTCAACCTCTTCATAAACTTTTGAAAATCGCTTCGCAATAGACTATAGCCGCCTTCGCTTATCGGGATATTCTTATCGTCATATGTTAAGGTGAGAAAACATGCACTCGAAGAAGTGTTCAGCTCCTTCTGCAACCTAAAACACCAATCTATTTGCTTTTTACGTAAGCAAGGTACACACCGACCACATCCAACAGTCCTAGTTATAGATCCATCTACTCCTTTAGACTCTCTTTTGATGGTCATTGGTGTAAGACACATGTTAAGTTAGTCTTATACCTCCACGTGATAAACGTGCGCTATTTATTGCGGCGTTTCTTCGTCTTCCTTTAGCGGCGCGCTTTTTGAAGGCGCCTCCTCTTCGCTTGTACTTTGCCATTCTTCAGGGTTTCCTTTAATGTACCGTACGGTATCGTTAATATTAGCTTTTAATTCTTCAATTTGACCTACTACAAAGGTTAAATTTGCAATTACTGCATTTCTTGTCTTGCTCATTTTCTTCGAGTTTTTTTAGTTAAACATAGACATTATACACCCAGTGGTGTTCCGTAGTAAGGTACTTTTCGTTGTACCTTCAAATCGTTATATACGTGTGCAATTACTTGCTCATCATTATCTTCTTCTACAAACACTCGGTTTGATGGATCACATTGTATAAATGTTGCATTTAGTGCAGGTTGTGAACTAAACTTGCGACCTAAGTGCCAATATTCTAAGGAGGACTTCATTAATCCATGTACTGAGTTTTGCTCGTGTCGATACTCGTCATATATCGGTAAATATCCAAATGTTGAATCGTCGCCTGCACCACCAGTTGCATATAGCTCTTTTCCATATACTGGTTGTTCTCCTAAGTGTGCTAACAATGGTTGATAATAATCGTAACGATCTACTTTGTTAAATTTAGCTGGTACACCTTGTGAATACGTTGTGTCTGGTACTACATACATAAATGCAAATACCCATCCGTGTTCTTGTGCATAATAACTTGCTTTTCGTGAACCACTTGCCGTA